ATGCTAATAGAGACTTCTTCGGCCTTCATGTAACAAAATTAGACTTCATACAATTCGCAGAGTATGATGAAAGCTATAAAGGTGAATATAAAGAACATCATGATGTATTTTGGTTGAACAATGATCCTGTCTATCACCGAAAACTTTCCTGCGTAATACAATTATCTGATCCAAATGATTATGTCGGTGGTGATTTAGAACTTACCGACACTGGAACTCAACTCGACAAAGACGTTCGAGAACAAGGAACCTTTATCTATTTTCCATCTCTTTTCAGACACAGAGCAAATCCAGTTACAAGAGGAACTCGGTATAGTATTGCTGCATGGTTTGAAGGCCCGAAATGGAGATGAAATGGAATTTTATAATGACCCTTTTCCACATTGCATCATAGACAATTTTTTGCCTCAGAATTTAGCAGAAGAATTGTCAAATGAATTTTTAGATTATAACTCAGAGCATTGGTTCGTTTATGATAGCCCACTCGAAAAAAAGAAAGCTCTGAATAATTGGTATTACTTTCCGAAAACAACATATCAATTTTTTCAGCAGGTTTTATCCCCACAATTCGTAAACTTTTTACGGGGTGTGACGAATTGTGGTGAACTGACACCAGATACCGGATTACATGGAGCTGGTTGGCACATTCAAGGAAATGAAGGCCGATTAAATGTTCATTTAGATTATTCTTTGCATCCTAAATTGCATATGGAAAGAAAGATCAATCTAATTTATTATTTAACGCCAGAATGGAATCCTGAGTGGGGCGGTAATTTAGAATTCTGGTCACATGATGACGAAAACAATGCTCCAAAAGAATTAGTGAAAACAATCGAAAATAAATTCAATCGACTTCTTCTATTTGACACCACATATAATTCATGGCACGGTTTTTCTAAGCCTATCGATTGCCCAAAAAATGCTTATAGAAAAAGCATTGCTATGTATTATTTGATTCCGTCAAACGAAAATACAAGTCAAAGAAAAAGAGCATTATATTCGCCAACTGAAGAACAGAAAAATGATCCAGAAATTTTGAAGTTGATACAAGAAAGAACATTATGAATAAGCAAGCTAAAATTGTTATGATTACGATGTTCAAGAATGAATCAAAAAGCATTCTTAGAATGTTGAATTCTTGTTTACCGTATGTTGATTATTATGTTATGCAAGACAATGGATCAACAGACGGTACTGATGAGATTGCAAAAAAGTTTTTGTTAGATAATCAACGTTCCGGTGAGATATATTTTTGTGAAGATGGATGGAAAGGATTTGGTTGGAATCGTGATCATTTAATACAATACTGCCAACAAAAATCTGATCATGGATGTGATTGGATTTTAAAAATGGATTGTGATGAAATTCTAGAAGTTGATGATGATTTCGATTGGTCTATTTTAGATGACAAGTCAATTCATAGCTTTCATATTCCTGCCGTTCAGGGAACTTCAATATATCATAGAGCATGGATGTATAATGCAAAGATGCCTTGGAGATTTAATCATGATCCTTGTCACGAAACTGTCTATTGTGATTTGCCTGAGATAGGAAAAGATTTTCAGAGATTTGATTTACCGCCCAGCTTCAGGCAAACAGGATTCAACAGTGGAGAAAGTTGGAGTGATCCATACAAATTCATAAATCATTCTCTAATTCTAGAAAAGGATATGATTACTGACGGCACTATGTTGAATAATCTATATCACTTTTGGTATATTGGTAAAAGCTATTATGATGCGAGAGAGTGTAAAGAGATGCCTTTGGGGTTATCTCATCAAAAAGAATATGCAAGAAGAGCTATTTACTATTTTGAAGAATACGTAAATTATCTTTACAAAAATAAAAATGAGGTTCCGATTGATGAGACTTCATATCTTTCTTTGATATATTGTGGTGACTGTTATGAAATGTTGAATAATTATTCAGCCGCGATTGCTTCATATAATCTCTCGGAGAAGTTTGCACCAGGCAGAAATGATCATATTTGGGCACTAACGAATTTATATGAAAAGTTAGGTGAATATGATAATATGTTAAAACAAACATCTAGATTGATAGAGCCAGAAAGAACGAATGCATTTCCCAGATATGTAAATTTTATTGATACTTCTATGTACTGGGATAGCCCAACGGGAAGAGTTCAAGAAATTCATCAAAGAGCTTTACGTAAATATGAAAATTCTAAACCGAGAGAATTACCTCTATTTTCAATTAAAAAAAGTTTAGATAGAAAAGTTTTTGTTGTGGATAATTTTTATGATGACCCAGATCGGGTTCGTAATTATGCACTTTCTGTCGAATTCTCTGCTGATATTCGATGGTATAAAGGCTTGAGGTCTAAAGAAACTTATAGACCTCACAGCATTAAGAGAGCCTTTGAAAATATTATAGGACAAACAATTACTCTTTGGGATGATGGTTATAATGGTTGTTTTCAAATAACAACCTCGAATGATCCTCAAGTATATCATTATGACCAACAGAGATGGGCTGGGATGATTTATCTAACACCGAATGCTCCATTAGAAAGTGGAACAAGATCGCACCGTTCTAAGATTACAGGTCTTAGACATTCGAGTCAAGAAGGTATCGATATGTCATTTTCTTCTGGTTTTTATGATAGCACAAAGTTTGATACTGTCGATAATATAGGAAATATATACAATAGACTTCTAATTATGGACGCAAGAGCAATACATTCTGCTGGTCCATATTTCGGACAAAATGAACAAGACGGTCGATTGACACATTTATTTTTCTTTGAGTGAGTACATTATGAAATTTAGCATTATCACGCCAGAACATGATCCTGGCAACATTCCTTTTTTACTTGAACTGTATGATACAATCAAGTCACAAACTTATACGAATTGGGAATGGGTATTATATTTAAACAATAAGTTTACGGAAGATTTAGTTCCTTCAGACATAATTAAAGATTCTAAGGTAAAAATATTTTATGACGGTTCCGGTGAAAGTAAAGTTGGAGCGATTAAAAATAAAGCCTTTAATTGCGGCACAGGAGAAGTTTTAGTTGAAGTAGATCATGACGATTTAATTACTCCAGATTGTCTTGAAGAATTGTCGAAAGCATATCTCGACGAATCGATTGGGTTTGTATACAGCGATAATGCAGTTTTACATATGGAAGATAAGTTTGTTCCTTATGATGGTAACTTTGGATGGACTCATCGTTTATTTGAATGGAAAGATAAATGGTTAATTTCAATGAACAGTTTCGAACCATCTTCACATTCGCTTGGATATATTTGGTACGCTCCAGATCACGTTAGAAGTTGGAGAAAAAGTGTATATCAGCAAGTTGGCGGGCACAATCCAGAACTTTCGATTTGTGATGATCATGAACTGATGATTAGAACTTATTTGAGTTCTAAAATGAAAAGAATACCTAAAGTTTTGTACATTTACAGAATAACAGGAAACAATACTTGGCTGCAAAGAAATCAAGACATTCAGATAAAAACAGTAGAACTTTTCCAACAATATGCACAAAAACTAGCAGAAAAAGACGCGAAAGATAATAACTTACTTTGTGTAGACTTGGGTGGTGGATTAAATCCGTATCCAGATTATGTTTCTATTGATCTGAGACAGGATGCAGATATAGTTCATGACTTGAATAATGGCATCCCTTTACCTGACAATACTGTTGGTGTATTGAACGCAAGCCATATTTTAGAACATCTTCACGACAAAACGAAGATTATGGAAGAGATTCATAGGGTTTTAGCTCCTGGTGGCTGGGCATTTATTCAAGTTCCTAGCACTGATGGGAGAGGTGCATTTCAAGACCCCACTCATGTAAGTTATTGGAATGAAAATAGTTTTCTGTATTATACAGACGCTTATCTAGCTCAGTTTATAGACAATAAAACTATTAGATTTCAGGAATATAGAAAATTGACTTGGTTCCCTAATGAATGGCTCAAAAATTTGAATGTTTGTGTCACAGATGCGTGGCTTGTTGCAATTAAAGACGGAATGCAAAGGTTGCCTGGTCCTCTGAAGATATAAATACCCAATAAAACTATGGGTGGAAAATGGCAAAAATAACAACAAGATCACAATTTAAAGATTACTGCCTAAGACGCCTAGGGCATCCAGTTGTACAAATTAACGTAGATGATGACCAAGTTGAAGACAGAATAGATGATGCCCTAGCTTTCTTCAACGATTATCACTATGATGGTACACAGCAGATGTACCTGAAACATCAGATTAAACAAATCGACATAGACAGACAGTGGATTAACTGCCCTGATGCGATTCAGTTTATTACGGGCATCTTACCGTTCGATCAGTCGAATTCTTCTGTCAATATGTTCGACTTAAGATATCAACTCAGATTGCATGATTTGTATGACTTTACTTCTGTATCGTATGTTTCATATGAAATAACGATGCAACACATTCGAACTTTGAATCTTCTGTTCTCTGGAACACCTCAAATAAGATTCAATCGAAAGATGGATAAGTTGTTTTTAGATATTGATTGGTCGAGAGATTTGAGAGTTGGTGATTGGATTATTATTGAATGTTATCGCTATATTTCGCCAGATAATACTACATTATCTGGAACTGCATCAATAAGCAATTCATCGAATACTGTTACTGGAAGCGGAACAAGTTTCACAAAAGAAGTTTCGATTGGTGAAGAAATCGTTATTGCAGGCGAAACGAAAAGAGTCATCAATATAGATTCAGACACTTCTTTAAATGTAAGTTCTTCTTATGCAGCCTCTTCATCTGGCGAAACGATGACGATCACTGGTTATCCAGATGTATGGAATGATCGTTTTCTGAAAGCCTATGCTACAGCAAAAATTAAATACCAGTGGGGAACAAATCTAAGTAAATTTGCTGGCATTCAAATGCCTGGTGGAGTTACATTAGATGGGCCTAGAATTATGAATGAAGCATTAGAAGAAATGAAAGAATTGGAAGAAGATGCAAAGAGCACACTTTCGATGCCAAGCGAAATCTTCATAGGCTAAAATGTCTACTAATTTTTATTTCAACAATTTTCCACAACACCAAATCACCAGTGAGCAATTACTGATAGAGGATTTGGTGATTGAAGCCATGCAAATTTATGGCATGGACGTTTATTATTTACCAAGAACAAGCCGCGATGAAGTTGATATGCTTTATGGAGAAGATCCATTAAAAGAATATCGAACTGCATACGGTATGGAAATGTACATGGAAAACGTCACAGGCATGGACGGTGAAGGTGACTTTATATCCAAGTTTGGTCTAGAGATTCGAGATGAAGTTACTCTTCTTATGTCACGAAGAAGATTTAAGTATACTGTTCCTCTCACTAGACCTAGAGAGGGTGATTTAATTTATATTCCTTTAGTTCAAAATTTCTTCGAGATAACATTCGTTGAGCATGAAAACGATCAAGCAATGTTCTATACTCTCGGTCGTGGTCGCGGTGGCAATGTCTATGTCTATGCTCTGAGAATGAAACAATTCGTATTCAGCGAAGAAATAATTTCGACTGGCGTTAAAGAAATTGACGATCAAGCCTTTGATGAATATAAAAGATCGACACTTGCTCTTGCTAACACAACAGTTTTTCCTGCTGGAACAGGAATATTCACTCCAGGTGAAATTATCTATCAGGGTTCTTCATTAGCATCAGCAAATGCACAAGCGATTGTTTATTCATATACACCAAACAGTGCAGTAACAGTTATTCGTGTTCAAGGCACTTTTGCTTCAGGAAATGTTTACGGCAATACTAGCGGAACTTTGAGAAGCGTTATTAACTTCAATACCGATACACAAGTTGATGATAATGTATTCGAAGATATCTCTGACAATACTAGAATCGAATCTGAGTCTGATACGATATTAGACTGGACCGAAAAAAATCCTTTTGGTGAGGCATAATGTTAGGTAACAGTCATTTCTATAATCGAACAATTCGTAAAATAGTTGTTGCATTCGGAACGCTATTCAATGATATCGTATTAGTTCGCTACAATAAAGCAGGCACAGAAGAGTATGAGAGAACTAGAGTACCGCTTTCTTACGGTGCAAAAGAAAAATATATCACCAGATTAACTTCCGATCCGACTCTCACGAAATCTATTAATGTTTATGTTCCGAGAATATCTTTCGATTTGGTTGGATTATCATATGACCCAGCTAGAAAGTTTAACACATTAAATAGAAACTTTGCAGTTAATAGTACAACGAATTCAGTATCAGCACAATATTCTCCCATACCATACAATTTTGATTTTGATGTGAATATCTACGTTCGAAATACAGAAGACGGTACTCAGATTTTAGAACAGATATTACCATTCTTTACACCAGACTTTACAGTAACGGTAGACTTGATTCCTAAACTAGGAAGAAAATATGATATTCCAGTAATGTTGAATTCAGTAACACCCCAGATAGATTACGAAGGTGATATGTCTACAACTAGGCTCATCATTTGGAATTTAACTTTCACCGTCAAAGGATATATTTTTCCTCCTGTTTCGCCCGATGCCAAAATTATTAAATCTGCAAACACGAATATTTACTTAGATTCGAGAAGTAAAACTACTCAAAAACTTTATGTAGACATGGCATCAGGAAACGGAGTTTTCACTACAGGCGAAACTGTTAGAATACAAAACAAAGATAAGACTGGAACGGTAGTTTATTTTGCAAATAATAGTTTAGGAACATTTGTTGTATCTGACGTTTCGGAAGCGTTTGAAGAGAATGAAGTTATTGTTGGTGACTATTCGAATGCTGAATATACAATAAATACCGTAGACTTGAATCCGTTGAAAGTTATTTCGATTGTCACACAAACAGATCCCTTAAACGCATCAGCCGATGATGACTTTGGATTTACAGACACTATAACAGAATTTCCTAATACTATAACATGAACAAATTTGATGAAAAAATGTCTCAGATATTCGACATAGAACCTCTGCCAATAAAACAAGAAGTTGTTCTTATCGATCCAGGGCAAGTAGATTCTGATTTCGAATTTGCACGTAAAAATATTCGTGAACTTGCGGAAAAAGGAAAAATAGCAGTAGACAATATACTACAAGTAGCAGCAGCAACAGATCATCCAAGAGCATATGAAGTTGCAGCCACTTTAATTAAAAATATGTCTGATATCAATAAAGACTTATTGGAATTGCAGAAAAAGAAACGAGATTTAAATCCAGCAGAAAAACAAACAGTATCTCCAGTTCATGTAGATAAAGCCGTTTTCGTTGGATCAACTTCAGATTTAATTAAACAAATCAAAAACATGGATTAAAAACATGGAAAAACTTATAGAACAACTTAGAGTAATTCTCGGCACAAACTTTGGGCTATATTTCAAAGCACACAGTTTTCATTGGAATATCGAAGGACCAGACTTCATTCAATATCACACCTTTTTAGGTGATCTTTATACTGCGGTTTGGAATAATACCGATCTGATTGCAGAAAAGATTCGTATGCTTGGTGCATATGCTCCTGCCAATTTAACAAGAATGCACGAACTTGCAGATATTGCAGAGAACGAAAATATACCTGATGCAATGACTATGTTAAGAGAACTTGTTTCTTCGAATGAAAGATTAATGTTTCATTTGAGAGCCGGCATCGTTGCTGCTGATAATGCAGGTGAACCAGCTATCAGTAACTTTTTACAAGACCTCTTAGATCAACACGCTAAACACAATTGGTTCTTAAAGAGTCTGGTTAAATAATGTCTCTTGGGGGTTATCAAGGTAATCCCAATTTAAAACGCTCTGGAGTTAAAATTGAATACTCCAGAGAGCAATTAATTGAGATTACTAGGTGCATTAAGGATCCGATCTATTTTATTAAAAAATACGTTAAGATTGTTAACGTAGACCAAGGTCTTGTTCCTTTTGAAATGTGGCCATTTCAAGAAGATATGGTCCAAGGGTTTCATTCGAATCGATTCTCTATATGCAAAATGCCACGACAGGTCGGTAAAACAACTACCGTATCTGGTTACATGCTTTGGTGTGTTTTATTTAATGACGATTATAAGATAGCGATTCTTGCAAATAAAGGCGATCTTGCTAGAGATATTTTAGGCAGAATCAAGTATGCCTACGAATATCTTCCTATTTGGATGCAGCAAGGGATCTTGGAGTGGAACAAAGGTAATATCGTTCTCGAAAATGGATCAGAAATTTCCGCTTTTGCTACAAGCGCATCAGGTGTTCGTGGTGGAACATACAATCTGATTTTCTTAGATGAGTTCGCATTCGTTCCGCAGAATATGGCTACGGAATTCTTTGCTTCCACCTACCCAGTTATATCTTCAGGTAAAACTACAAAAGTTATCATAGTCTCTACACCAAACGGGCTGAATATGTTCTATAAAATGTGGGTAGATGCAGTC